ATCACCTGAGACGGCATTGAGTACGGCAGGAGCCGAGACATCTGTGACGTTGTAGGTGTATGAGGATGCCGCGAGCAAGTTAAAAACTCGCACTACGTCATTCTCAATTCCGTTGAGGTTGCCTTCGTTGTCCAGAAGGGGAACCATGATTGAGATGGTGAAGTTAGCCATCGGTGAGATAGTTGAGTGCCATCCGTTAGATGGTGAGATGTAAGGATCAGCCGGTGCGATGATTACTGAGTTAGCAATAGGCGTAGCCGGTGGGAAAGAAAATACTGAATAGAGTGAATTGTCTGTTAGTGCTGAGGCTATGCCTGCGCGAAGGGTTGAGATGGCGGCCATTTAGCCCACCATTGATCGCGGATCGAGATAAGGGGCAAGGAGTCCACGGACGCGAGCGAGCAAGGTGTTGCCCATGCGGTAAGGGCTTGGAGCATATCCATCGATGGTGACTCCGCCTGAAGATGGAGCCTGTCGAGACTGCCAGATGTCGATCGAGATCATAAGGGCAGCTTCTTGGATCGCTGGGATAGTTGTGTAATCTGTATAAGTCTCTGCAGCCGCTACGCCATAAGGATTGATTGGATGGTAAACGGTAGGGGTGTTGTTATTGCCCGTAATTGCGTAGGTGACTGAGTATTCTCCAACGCCTGTCAGGGTCTTGTTGCCGCTGTGCTTTGATCCGCATCCTGTGATGTTGATCGTCTGGCCGACATAAAACACCTCATGAACAATGGTCTCGAAGTAGGACGTGCCTGTTGTAGCGGTATTGCTATGCCCGATGATTGGGGTCGTGTTAGTCCATAGAAAGGGCAAGAGAACGTTATCTGCAGCGTCACAGACTTCTTGAAGCGTGGCGTCAGCGTAGAGCGTACCCACACCTAGCGCGGTGCGTAGCTCTGCGATTGTGGTCAATGCCATGCTCTTATCCTTTCTAAAGACTGGCGGGGTAGAAGGGCACTACCCCGCCAGCGACTTAAGGGCTATCTAATTAAGATAGGTTGTACTTGCGAACGCCCTTACCTGACTTCGCAACGTATAGTGCGAGGTATCCGTAAAGGTTGATCTCGATCTCACCTGATGTGAGAACGTTCACGCGGAGTTGTGTTGTTGGAGATTCCCAAGCGTAGACTGAGCGTGGTGCAACGAGGAATGCTGAGTTATCAACGATGCCTGATGCTGAGATGTTGTGATCGACGATGAGGTCTGTACCAAGTACGCCACCAACGACTGAAGTCGCTACTGCGTTGCCTGATGCGTTCTGTGTTGCACCCTGTGCAGAGTAGAGAGCGCGACCTGTTGAGTCTGCGTATCCTGAGATAGCAGCCCATTGATCTGTTGATGCTACAAGCTTGTTAGCGAAGTCTCCGCCGGTTCCCTTGTATGCGGCTGCGCCTTCTACAGAGATGAATGACTGAAGTCCTGCTGCTGTTGCTGCAGTACCTGTTGCAGTTGTTCCGTCTGCGATGAACTTAGCGATAAGAGCTGCATCTGTTGCCTTCTCATACGCTTTTCTGAGCTCAGCCATCATCAATTCCATAAAGGCCGGACTAGATCGGTCAACGAGCTCAAATGAAACGCGTTGGAGCCCTGAGAACTTCTCGACTGTAACTGTGTCGTAGGCAGATGTCATGCCTGTCTCAGATGGTGCTGAACCTTCGTTGGTGTCTGCAACTGTTGGTGCGACGTCTGCTGAAGATGCGTTGGTGTAGAGGCGAGGCACGGTAAATGACATGCCGCTTTCTACGAGTGCTGAACGAGTTACTGCCTCAAATGCTGGACGGCCTGAGAAAGTATCTGTAAGGAAAGTGTTGAGGTGGCCTGGCAAAGTCAGACCTGTGTTGGTTGATGTTGAATCATCAGCTGCACGAACTGTGCGGCGTGCTTCATCATCTCCGAGGGCAGACTTGATTGTTGCCTCAAGGTATTGTGCTGATGAGATTGGTGCTACACGATCCTGTGTATAGGCGCGTGCTGTAACGGTAGGGCGAGCAGCTTCGACTGCCGCAGCCTCTACTGGTGTTGCTTCGACTGTTGTGTCTTCCACGACTGTCTCGCTTTCTGTAGGTAGGGTGTCTTCCACGGCTTCAGCAGGTGCTTCTTCCGCTGCGATCTCTAATACCTGAGCAGACTTGAAGGCTGGCTCCGTTACTAGAGAAACTTCTTTCAACTTTGCAGATGAGACTACTGTGAGTCCATCGCGTGTTGGCTTTGATGCGATGATCTCTGCGCCGATTGATAGGCCAGAGACGAGTCCTTCCTGAGCCATGACGAGTGCGTCATTGCCGCCGGTAGAACGTGAGAGCTTGAATGTTGCATAGATGCCATCTTCACGAACTTCAGCGGCAGTCATGCGACCGACTGGCTTCTTCATGTCGTGCTGGCTAAGCAACTTGATCTTAGAAGGGTCTGCGATCTCGATTGATCCTGCCTCAAAGACTACGCCGCCAAGGTTAGTCTGACCGACTTCGCCTGTTCCCATTGGCACGATCTTGCCTGAAATCTCACGGCGTTCTTCGCTGCACTCAATAGATGCAGCCTCGATGTATAGGGTCTCCATTAGTCGTCACTTCCGTTAGGTGTTAGGTCTTCCATCTCCATCGCTTGCTCTGTAGTGATCAGACCAAGTGCGAGCATCTTCTCAAGTACCATGAGACGCTCCATTGGCTCAACGCGAAGGAATGTAGAATCTAAGTCGAACTTTACATAGTGTCCAGCCGTAGAAATATCGTCCATGCTTAAGCGAGTCTCGATTGCGGAGATGTACGGCTGGAACGCTAGGGCAACCAGTTGCTTACGCTCATCGAGGATGTTGGCGTAGGTCATGGATGTATTTTGATCGGCTGATAAGTAGTAGGCTGGCACTCCGCATAGACGAGCGATCTCTGTTGCTAGATTCTGGATCGCTTCGTTGTACATCATATCCTTAGGCGAGAAGCCTACGGTCTGATAGTCGAGGGTTGAAGTTAAGTAAGCGGTTGCGCGATTATTGCGGGCTGACTTCCAAGCTGCGAGAAGTCCTTGAACTTCTGAAGGAGGTAGGTCTGCGCCGGTGTTTTTCAAGTAGCCTGTAGGAGCTGGGGTCTGTGCTGCGATAGATGCAGCCTTCTGAATATCGATTGCGCTTGAAATTGTGCGTGATCCTGTTGAGAGGATGCCTTCATTGAACGCTTGGAATGTAACGAGTGAACCAAGGCCAGACATCGGACGAGGTACGCCATCGACGTAGTACTGGGTGACGAAAGTGTTATACAGATCAAGATCGAAAGTGACGCGAGTATTAGCGACCCACTCGAACGATGCTCCGCGTCCGTCTTCCTGATAGACCTCAACGATCTCAAGAAATGCCTGACCGTAGAAGAGAAGGCTATCAACGAGCCATGACAAGGTGACGAATTGTGGTTGAGACTTTGAGAGCTGATTGATCCAGCGAGGTGCTGCGATCTCTTCGCCTGTAGACTTCTTCTTATACTCAAGCGGGATAGAGCCCACGGTGCAGAGCAAGTCACGGCAACGCTTAACGGCTGGGACGCTCATCGCATCCTTACGGCTTAGCGTAGGGATGATGTAATTGTAAATTGAATTGAGCTGATCGCCCATGATCTGAGGGGCATACTGCGCCTCTAGTTGCTTTGGCTTACGATCGAATAGACCCATAGGGGCCAATTATACACTACATGTAGGTCATTCCGTGTAGATTGCCGCTACCTGTTGTGGCTTCATTAGCATGGACACGACCATCGCTAGAGAAATCGGTGCGGAGATGTCACCGGCACTCTTACGCTTTACGATTCGCCAAGCCGAGTCATTGGTCTTTGCCGCGCAGTTGTTCATCTGTTTAATGAGTTCTTCTTGGCCGTTATGGACTACTCGACTATTGACGAGACCATCAAGCAAGTCCGAACACGCCTGATAGAACTGCTGGCCAGAGACATCTTGGGTGATCTGACCTGCATTGGCTAGACGTTCAGCGATTGATTGCGTCGCGTACTTGTCGAAGCAGATCATCTTGGGACGATATTGATCAGCCCACGCCTTGATCTCAGCTGCGATCTTCAGATCATCTACCGAGACTTGGCTTTCCCACGTCTGCAAGATTCCCACTCCGATTCGCCCGTCACCCATAATCTGACCAGCAACGAGGCTCGCATTGCGGCGAGATGGAGATACATCGAACCCAAATACCGTATAACCACCGATCGGGATCGTGAGTGTGGCATCGGAGGTCGCCTCAAGTACGCCATGAGGCCACGGACTCTGAAGAGAATCAATCCATTGACATAGAAGCTCTGTTCTAGTGTCTTCAATTTTATTAGTAGCGACAGCTTCCTCAAGTGTTTCCTCCGTGATAGTCCAGCCTAATGCTGGGTTGGCTTGTGCCCATCCTGATCGATCTGTGATCTTGCAGTATTGCGGTGCGCTGTATTCGTATAGAGCGAAAGACTTAGGCGGGTTAGATAAGGCTCGCTCACGAAGGTTATTGAGTGTCTCAGAGAAGGCATCACCGGCATTCGAGCTGAGGAAGGTCTGGGAGTTGGGTCTGGCGCGTGTAGTTGGGATCGCTGCCTTATAGCCTTCGGTACTGATCTCTCGAACCTCATCGATCCAGAGGAAGTCTGCGGTGCGTCCACGAGATGAGTCACGAGTATCAGATACGAGGTCAAGTGTCGCCCCGTTAAGTAATTCGATGCGCTCTCCGCCGTTGGCATAGCGAATAGCCTTAGTCCCTGCCTTGAGGTGAGGTGCATTCTCAATGATCCAAGCGATCTCACGAAAGGTCATAAGAGCGGTTGCTCGGTTAGAGGACATGATCAGATGCTTAGTCTCACCACCATAGAAGAGCCCCCAGATCACTCTCATTCGCCCTAGGTGGCTTTTTCCGTTCTGGCGTGCGACAAGTAGGAGCGTAGTC